GTGGCCTGCTTGTCTTCCAGGTCTTTGACCGTCGCCATGTTGCTAGCAAGGATCGCGTCAGCGTCCGTCTGCATCTGGGACAGGGTTTGCTCCTGCTGCGCGACGATCTTCTTGCGCTCATCCGCAATCCGATCGAGCTCTGCCTGGCGCTCACGAGCCTGCTTGTCGGCCTCCCGCTGTTGTCTCTCGGCATCGCGCCGAGCCTTGTCGCGTCCTCCTCCTCCACACATGATCAGATCCCCAGGTTGACGCCAGCACCGGCCTGCGACTGAGCGCCACCAGTGTTGATTTTCAGTGTTTTCTTCGGATCCTTTTTCTTGTCCTTATTGGACTTCGTGGTCTGCGGCAGCTCGGGATCCGTCTGCTGAGTCGTGGTGGTGATTGCCTGCTGGACCTGCTGCTGTGCAGACGCCGAAGCAGCAGAGACATCGGCCGCGGCCTGTCCAGTTGCGCCATCAACTGCGGTGACTGCAGCCGTGTTGGCTCCAGCAATCGTCGAATCAGCCGCAGTGTTGGCATCGCTCACCGCAGCAGCGGCTGCAGTGTTTGCATCAGTGAGGTCATCAGCGAACCGGTCCTCCAGGGCCGCGGTTGCTGCATTGGCCTCGTCGATCTGTGCCTGCAGATCGTCCTGGAAGTCCTCCTGACTCTTGGCGATGTCAGCCGCGTAGTTATCAAGCGCCAATTTGTTGGCGTCGATGTCGGCCTGGCTAGGGCCTTGGTAAACAATCTGCGGCTGCTGTGGCTGGTTGTTGCCAAAACACATGGGGTGACCTCTAAGTACGGATGTTGAGGCCAGTCCCCTGGCCGGATGATGAGGCCGTCGTGCGTTTTATTCGCAGCGACGACTTGCCCTTCTTCCCTTTGTCGTCCTCATCTCGCTCGCCGATCTTGATGCTCTGAGCGTTCTTCTCCGGGGGAGGTGGGCCCAGCAGAACGGAAAGACGCTTGGCCTCCTCCTCCAGGGCCTCCTGCTCCTCCGCTTTTTCCGTGACGATGTCGGCGACTCTTTCCTTGACCTCGTTCTGCTTGCGGAGCGCCGCATCGAGTCGGTTCTGAGTTGCCGTCAGGGCGTCACTCATCGTCTTGTCGATCGCTGCCTTCTGCAGATCGAACTGACGGTTGTATTGGCTGTAATCAGGAACGACGATCGTCGCCGGCTTTGGCTTGCTTCCTCCACACATCAGTTGTGGCCTCCAAGTTCCATCGTGGTCAGGAGGTCTTCCTGCTGGTCTTCGCACTTCTTGGCGAGCCAGCGAACAACAGAGACCTGTCCTGCGCGGAACATGATTTCCCTGTCGCTCCAATCAAGATCCGGAGAACGATCCGGAAACTGCGTGGCGAGCGCAGCAACCAGCCGCTCGTCAATAGGTGGCAGTGGCAACACTCATCGGGAGCGTAGATGATGCAATCGTATCTAAGCTCTCAAGTAGTGCCCAGGCATCCCATGAGTGATCAACTAGAGAAGCTCAGCGAGATCCACGACCTCGTAATTGATCAGGTCATGGAAGATCTTCAGAACGGGGATCGCAAAGCAATTGCAAGTGCTCTGGCTCTGCTGAAGAACAGCAATGTCACAGCGGTTCCCACCGAAGGATCAACCCTGCGCAAACTCGCCGGAAAGCTGGACTTCAGCGAGATGGATGACAAGGTCGTGCCGATCAAACAGAAAGCCGTTTGACGCCTCCGTAAGCCTTGGCGTTATTAACATTCGGCCGCCAGCCGAGAGCAATGTTGTCAATCGCTCCGACCTGTTCACTCATCCATCCCTCCATATCTTCCTGCTGAATCCGAGCAGAACGCTCTATCTGTGTCCGCATCTGATCCTGCGCTGCTGCCTCCACAAAATGCGCCAGGGCAATAGCCAGGGAGTCGCATCTATCGTCAAAATCCAAACAGCCTTTTTCTGAAGTTAGCCTAGAAAGTTGATACGCTAGAGACTTGGAATAGCCGTGCTCAGGATCTTCGTCGAGCATTTTATAGTCAGACTTGATAACCCTTGAGAGCACGGATAGCCGGTGCTGCTGAATGATCGGGCCAAGGGTGTCGCAGAGTCTGTGTTCCTTGCGGATTGAGTGCTTTACTTCCTCAATTCCAACAGGATAATGTCGCAAAATATGCGGCTTAAGCAGGGCCGTGAACATACCGTCCCCCATATTTGCCTCTGCAAGTACATAATTAACGCGCCATTTCTTGGCAACCTTTGCTAGATGTTCCAGCACAGTGTCCTCGTAGCCAAGAACACTCCCGCCGTTCTCTAAAAGGAAGAAATTACCACCGTATTCAGCCAATACGGTCCACGCCAACTCATCCCGACCTCTACCCGCAGGATCAACAGCCATGACAACCCTGGCCTCCTCTCGTTTCACCCAGCCATTGATGAATGCAGGGCGATGGAAGTGTCGATCAGCGCCAAGTCCTACGCATACAAGGTCTTGAAGCCGCATATCCGGGGCATTCGACCACACCACTGTTTCGGGCAGGGCAGATCCATCAATATCGAGAACGCACAAGTCGCCGAGGCGTACTGGGAATCGATCAAGAGTGGCAAGTCTCGTATTCAGACCGAACTGCAGTTCGAAACTTGCCTTAGTCATCGACGCCTGACGCTGCAGGATGTCCTCGTGACTGAACCTTTCCGGGTCAGTTGGCTCGCCAACTAGGGTCGGATCTTGTTCGAGCTCGTGTTCAATTACTGGGTCGAGGTTTCCCTCATAACATTCGAGATCTTTTGGATACTGAGCGGGCCAGTAACGGCTGGCATAGCCACGCTCACGGACCAGCCTTAAATAAATACTTGTTTCTGTATGCGGAGTCCCTAAATACAATATCTTTCGGGGGAGAACCTGGCCCTCATCTGGCTTAATGATGCTCTCCATCTCCGTCACAGCATGAGCGACACGCTCCTGTTTCAACTGAGTAATAACATTACTCAGAGTCTCGACATCGTCGAGTATTGCGCAAGTACATCTTTGTCCAGTCGTCTGAGAACCTACCCCCATTGCTCTTACGCTGGGCGACTGTTCGACAGTACAAGGAGCTACATCGAAGGCAACATTGGAAAAGCGATTTTCTGGGCCTGGGAGGAGGCAGTTCAGAATATCGACCTCAGCCATTGTACGAAGCATGAACTGAGAGAAATCTCCAGCCTTCAGCGCAGTGGCGCTGACAACCAATATCTTCTCCTCAGGATCGATTCGAAGCCTATAAAGAGCGTAGTAACTGGCCAGCAGGGATTTCCCAAGACCACGGAACGCAACAGTAAGAGAACGGTTTGGTCCGTTCTGCATCCATTCGGCGACCGAACATTGCTGCTTGGTTGGTGTCGAGGCCAGGCCCTGCTCCCTGAGCAGATAGCAAACGAAATTGCGAAAGGAATGGAGCTCTTTAGGGAGCGGCTCCCACAGTGACATCACCATTTTTCACCTCCTCAACTGATTGAATCCATTCTCTGAGAGCAGCGCCAGTCTCAGTTCCCTTTGTCCACTTAGTTTCTCTGATTACATCTGCACCAGTCATGCAGATGTAGCTCCGGCCTGGAGCCTCCCAGACCAGGAAGTTGTTGGGGCCTTCACGAGCTCGCCGGTACTCCACCATGAGAGCACCGGGCTTTTGGAACTTGAGTTGGGTCGCCATCACATTTTGAGTTTCTTCTTTCCGGAAGGAACGCAATTGTTGACGCGCTTACCGTTCTTGCCTTTTTTTGTGCCGGCGGCTCTGTAACCGTCCCAGCAGGCTTTCCCTCCGACTTTCTTCTTGGCCATTACTTAACAGGTTTGGGTTCAGGGGTTGGACGTGTTGGCATCGGGCACTGAGTCATTTTTTGTTTGTAACTCCGCCCAAGTTTTAGCGTTGACTGCCCACAATTGCACTCCAGGAAAACTCACACCATTGTCAGTTGCTGTGTTGTCCAAAAGAGAAATCGAGACAGTGTGGAGCCCTTCACTCTTGCAGGTGTAGAGGATGTCAGGTCCATTTCCTCTATTGGGAACCTCCGGTGGCTGGATGTCATAAAGAGCGTTTGGATCGCGAACGGTGTAGGTGTAAATAGGAGCCGCATCACCAGAAATGCTGGTCACGATGTCGATCGGGTCATTCATCAGCACCGTCAATG